GAAAGAATTGGAAGAATTTCGCGCATCCTCCCAAAAGCAAATTCAGGATCTACAGGAAGAAAACCGGAAGATCGTGAAGGCTATGGAAGGATACAAGGCTCAGGCGAAGTCTAAGGAACAAAAGACTGACGAAACAGACTGGGAAGGAAGAATCCAGAGTCTTGAAAAAGAGTATGGAGAAAAGCTCAACTCAATCACAAGCAGATTCCATGAAACACAGAGGAAGGCCACAGAAAATGATCTGAAAGCCGCACTTTCTCAGGCTGGGGCCGTTGATCCTGAATATCTATTGTACCAGGCAAGGAAAAACGGGCTGATTGAAGAAAAGGCCAGCGATTCCGGGGATCTGAACATCATTCTCCGCGATCTGACCGGAAGGCATGAGATCCGGGAAAACGATAACTTTCGCCCTGTCTCTGCAAACGATCTTGCAAAATCAATGCGCGAATCAGGCAAGTTCGACAATCTTTTCAAGTCCGATAAGCCATCGGGGCATGGCGCAAACTCAACAGGAACCGCACAGCAACAAAACGATTTTCAGCGCATGTACGATGCTGAAATGAAGGGTGGAAGAAGCCCATTCAGACTGACAAAAATACAAGAAGCAGCCGCGAAAAACGGTATTAAAATTAAAACGTAATTTGAACTTGGAGGTTCAAAATGTCAACAGCATCCGCAAACACACTGAGCACAAACGCTCCCGATTTTGTCGGCAAGTATTTTCATCTCGGAAACACAATGACCCCGATCCTTTCCGTCCTCGGAAGCGTGAACAACGGCAGGATCGCCAACGTGAGTTCTTTGCAATTCGCAATGGGGCAATACACGCAGGACGATCAGGCCCTGGCTCAAACTGAAGTGACAGAGGCTCAGTCAATCGCCGCAGGGACACCACGAACCTACGTTCGCCAACAGGTTATCAACACCTGTAAGATCATCAAGAAGGACATCAACGTGTCCTACACCGCGCAGTCTGAAACTGGCCTGCTTTCTGGTCTTGCTCAGCATGATCAGGAGCTGATCCCAATGTCTGAACTTGATCTGCAAATCGAGCAGAACATGCTTCGGGCAATGCGGGAGCTTGAGTACGACATCGTCAACGGAACATACCAGGCGAAGGCATCCGGGGTTGCGCCGAAGATCGGCGGCCTGCTGACATCGATTTCAACAAACACAAAGGATGCGGCAGGAATCGGCCTCAGCAAAGATCATCTTGATGAAGTTTTGCAAGAGATTTTCGACGCAAACGGATTCCTGAACGAAAACACTCTCCTGATCTGCGGATCAATTCAGAAACGCAAGATCGGAAAACTGTACTCCCATGAACCTGAAAGCCGGAATGTAGCAGGGACAAACATCACGATGATCGAAACCGATTTCGGGATGCTTTCCGTTCTGATGACCCCGATCATTCCAACAAATGCGATCCTGATCGTTCAGGCTGACAAGTGTGGCCTGGTTTCGTGTCCTGTCGTTGGCGCTCCTGACGGAATGGGCCGCCTGTTTTATGAGGAAAAACCCAAGGATGCGGCCAGCAAAGGCGGGATCGTATTCGGGCAGCTTGGGTTTGATTTCACTCATGAATCGTTTCACGGCTCAATCACCAACCTTGGCGTGACATTCTAACGAAAAGGGGAATCACATGAAAAAAATCTTACTTCTTTTGATGCTGGTTCCCCTGGCTTTCGCCGGGGGGAAATCAGCCAAGGATTTCACAAATTTGACACCGGATTTTCGGGAATATCTGGTTTCGATTGAGTCGGGCCTGGTCAATGACGAGGAATGGCGCTCTCTTGATGTTTCGACAACAAGCACGGCTGCCTTCTCAAGCCCGACAACCTACTACCTGACTTTCGATCTGGTCGATGATCAGAACCGCAGGATGCAGTGGTGGTCGGAGATTTCACCGTCTCAACTTCTGTTGCCGGTGTTTTTGCCGCAGCCTTGACAACCGACATCATTGACTTTAACGCTGGTCGCGGGGCCGCTGGTGTTACACTGACAGGATCAGTTTCCATCGGATCGACAGTGACAGTTTCTGCCCCAACATTCACACAAGGGGTTGCGACTGTCAGCACAACAGGATCCAGAATCTTGACCTTCACGGAGTAATTCATGAGCAATGAAAAAACAGTAAAAATCAGGCTGAAAGAAGAATATCGTCGCTGGCGAACACTGCCCACACCGGAAAGCGGAAATCGTGAAGATCGTCATCTTGTGATTTCTTCCGGGAAGCAGCCAAAAGCATATTGTTTCGACTTCAGAAAAAAAGACGAGTTCGATGTTCCAGAACATGTTGCAAAACTGTTCACAAAAGAAGGAATGGACGAGCACGGAACATTTCTGAGATGCGTCGATCCTTTTGATCGCATGGCCGGTGTGAAGGCTCACTACCCGGTCGAGGTCGTGACATCTGGGAAAAAAGGCGAGTAAAAAATGACCGTCGAGTTCGATACAACAATTTCAGGTGAGGATTCAACCTCCTACGCATCCATTGCAGAGGCCGATCAGTACGCAGAAAATTACGCGCTTTCTGCATGGTCTGCACTCTCTGACGACGATCTGAAAAAGCAGTATTTGAACAAGGCGGCACAATACCTTGACGGGTTTTACGGGGATTCCTGGAGAGGTGTCCCCGCAGAATCTGATCAAGCTCTTTCATGGCCCAGGTCAGGAGTTTACAAATCTGACGGATCGCTGCTTGCGAGTGATTCAATCCCAAAGGCGGTAAAGTATGCCCAAATCGAAGCGGCGAACTTCTTCGCGTCAGGAACAGACATCACTGCCGATCAAGGGGCTGCCGCAGTCAGAGAAAAGCTCGATGGTCTGGGAGAAATTGAATATCGTGATTACGGAATTTCAAGTTCATTACCCGTCCGGACTCGCATTGATCAACTGATCAAGTTCCCCCTGGTGGAGTCTTCAGGATCCGGAAATTTGAGGATGGTTCTGGCATGAGTCTTTTGAGTAGCTTTGAAAGCCTGCGCGACAAGCTCATGGAGGAAACTTTCGCTGAATTTGTCGATCAATCTGGACTGATTCAGGACGGGCCGACAAGCACTTACGATCCATCCACCGGAACAAATGTGATGGGATATTCGGTCTCAATCACAACCCCGGTTTATCGCCGCGATTATAATCAGCATGAGATCGCAGGAGAGGTCCAGGCCGGAGATGTTGAAATCATCGTCTCCAATAAAAACCTGAGCCAAGAAATCAGCCCGAGCGCAAAAGTGACGGTAGGGTCTGATCAGTATGATGTTATCCGCGTGATGCCAGTTGCAAAAAAAGGAACTGTCGTTCAAAGGCTTCACTGCCGGGGCGTGGGAAATGCTTGAAGTGACAAACGCAATGCAATTCCAGAACGCTCTGAAAGCGTTTGCGGAGAAGACAAAAAGAGCGCCTGAAGTGATGGCGGCGCAGGCAATGCTGAACATCTCAAGACAAACGATTCTGCTCACGAGAGTAGATACCGGGAGACTGGCTCAGGCTTGGCAGATCAGCGAAACGCCAATGCCGTCATTTTCTGCCGTCCCGGTTGGCCAAAGCGGAGCAAATGAATCAGAGGTCAAAAACAAGGCAATCTCAGCAGCAACAAGCGCAATCGGTAAATACCAAGGAGGTATGGTCTGGTTCGCCAACAGCGTCGAGTATGCCACGCACCGAGAATACGGCACCGCATCGACACCGGGCGATTACATGCTGAAGCGATCGATTCAGATGGCAACGGCAAGGATCAAGGAGATCACAAAGGCGGCTCAGAATGAACTTTCTTGAGGTAAAGGCCGAGCTTGAAAGCCAATTCTCCACATGGAAAAATTCCGCTTATCCTGCGATCAATGTTCATTGGGAAAATACGACTTTGAACAATGTTTCCGGATGGTATTTTGCGATAAACATCCTGCCATCCGTCTCTACCGATGTTGAGATCGGTAGGAATTGCGCGATCTTGTCTGAAGGCCTTATGAATATCAGGATCATCGGGCCAACAAATGAAGGATCTGGATCTGGCTTTGGATATGCTGCTGCAATCACTGCGGCTTTTGAAAACAAGAAATTTTCTGACATTGTGACTGATGCCGCGCAAATGAACGTCGTGGGAGAGGTCGAGAACAAATTTGTTTTAACTGTTTCTGTGCCCTGGCGGGTACACAGGTAGGGGATGAAATGCCAAAAAATGTAATTGCTCAAGGCTCACAAACAGAGATCGTTTTCGTTGAGGAGGTGTCGGAAGGCGTAACCCCGACTTCCGGGACTCCATACAAACTTCGGTACGGAGCTGACAGCTTCGATGCTGCGCGACCAACAGAATTTGATACCGATATTTCCAGTGATGGTCAAAAAAGCTCAACCATCCGTGGCCTGAATACTCTTTCGGGTGGGTTTCAGACCCAGCTGGCCCAGGGTATTGCAGATCCTTTTGTCAGATCGGCCCTGAGAAGATCGGCGTTCACGGAGCTATCTTACGATGACACCGTGAGCATCACAGCATCAGGAACATCCGCGCAGGTTCAATTCTCTGGATCTGTCTCCATCTCCGGAATGATTGTGGGCGGCATCGTCAAATTCGGTGGTTCTGTCGCATCGGCAAACGCAGGCATTCACCGCATCACAGCTGTAAGCTCTTCGACCGGAATCCTCTCTGTTGCGAAAATTTTCGGAGCAAAAGAGACTGTCGCCGACTTCACAACTGAGGTCGGAGTTGCTGCTGAGATCGACGAGCGATACGTCAAGGCCGGTGGGCGGGATACCGTTTCTTTCACCGTCGAAAAGCGCTTTCTTGAGCTCAATCGTGACAATTCAATCGTGCGGCTTTCTGGTGAACGGGCCGGGGATTTCTCTGTTTCCTCTCAGCCAGGCGGCGCAATTGATTTTAACGTCAACATGATGGGACTGTCTGACACCCTTCACAATGATGGGCTGATCGGTCCTTCGGGATGGACGGTTGATGGAGCTCACACGGCAGGCGATACAACGATCTCAATCGCTGACGGGTCAACAAACCCGACGACAGGGGATCAAGTCTGTTTTGCAGATGATGAAACCGCAACCGTTTACACCGTAACCGCGGGATCCGGCTCCAGCGTGACAATTGATCCTGCACTCAAAGACGATCTGGACAATGACACAAAACTTTACATGACCCGCCCCGGAACCGTTCTCGGAGATGAGAAGAAAATGGAGTCGATTCTCTCCACAATCGTTTTCGACTCTGGACAGGAGTGCGCAACAGCTTACACCCTGAATTACACCTCCAGCCTCCAGGCCAGAAACTGCATCGGCAATGAGGATGCGATTGGCTTTTCTGCCGGTGATCGCCTTGTGACCGGGACGCTAACCCCTTATTTGAGCGCAAACCTTTTGAGCACAATCGAGAAGATCCGGAACGGCACAACATTTTCGATCAATTTCTACTGCCGGGACACGGAAGGGAATTGTGTCGCATTCCAGGTCCCGAAGGCCGAAGGTGACAAGGAGCTTGCGAAAGTCGCAGATCAGAACAGCGTGATGCAAAACATCCCGTTCAAAGGTATCAAGGATTCGACAACATCGGCAGCTCTGATTGTTCACGCGCTTGAGGCGTAACAACAGGTGGTAAACTGAGGGGGTGGGGTGAAAATCTCGCCCCTTTTTCATGTGAGGGAAAAATGGACTTTGCAAAAAATTACGTCACAGAAACAACGATCAAAATCCAGGACACAGAGATCGAGATTGTCAATCCGTTCAAAAGCCCGGAGTACCAGGCCGGGATTGCTAAGCACATCAGAGACAAGACAGTCAACGATGACACAACCAGAGATTTGATCGCTGAGCACCTGATCAAGGGATGGAAAAATCTTCATTTCGGGGTGGATGACGAGGGTAATCTCAAAGAAGTGAAGTACAACAAAAAGGCTTGCCGCAAGCTCCTGGATGTTTCCGAAGCGTTTCGGGAGTCAGTTCTTTCCGCTGCATTCAACAAGGTGACTTTTGAATCACCAATTACAGGCGATATCGATCTGGGAAACTGATTGAGTTCTGTCGCGCTCATTTCGCGGTTGCAGACAGAATTGAACACATTAAGAGCGCAGAGCATCAACTTAAACTGCTCGGAAAGCAACCGCCTGAAGAGCTGACAAAATTGAGGGAGTCTGAGTCAAAAATGGATGGATTTTCTTGGATGATTTTCGGTCTTTGGGCAGACTGCCAGAGGTGGGATTGTGCCGGGAAAATCAGGATCGAAACACTTGAGACTCTCGCGCCTGATCATGGATTCAAATTTGATCAGTTCATCCGGGGGGCGATCTCAATGATCGAAAACACGTACCGACAGGCGCAGGCAGAAAAAGCGAGGTCGAAAAATGGCTGATTTTGCAGTCCTTGGAATCGGGATTGACCCACGAGGCGCTGAATCCGGCGGGAAGAGAGTCGAAAAGCAGCTTGACGAGATCAATCGCAAGCAAAAGCAGATCGGCCCGGATGGGAAGCAGTCTTTTGGGCAGATGGCGGCGGCCGTCGGAGCAGGACAGATCGCAGTTCAGGCTTTCACAAAAGCAATCGAGCTTGGTGTTTCAGCAATGCGTGACACCGTTCAGGTCGGTGCATCGTTTGAATCGACGATGAAGCGGGTTCAGGCGGTCTCTCAGGCGAACTCTGCACAATTTCAAAAACTCCAGGCAGCCGCAAGGGAGATGGGGGCCACAACAAAATTCTCGGCAACTGAAGCGGCTGAAGGGCTTGAATTTCTTTCCATGGCCGGATTTCAGGCCACACAGTCCATCGAAGCGCTCCCCGGGGTGCTTCAGCTTGCCGCAGCATCTGGCGTTGAGCTTGGCCGGGCTGCCGACATTGCATCAAACGCCCTGACAGCAATGGGGCTTGAGATTTCGGAGCTTGGCCGGATCAATGATGTCCTCCTGTCAACGACCACAGGCGCTAACGTCAACATCAACCAAATGGCCGAATCGCTGAAATACGCTGCACCGGTGGCCGCAGCAACCGGAGTCACAATCGAAGAGCTTTCCGCACTGATCGGGGCTCTTGGAAATGCGGGCATTCAGGGATCGCAGGCCGGGACTTCTCTTGCCGGGGCGATGTCAAGGCTTCTCAACCCCACAAAAGAAGTCTCCAAGATCATGCAAGATCTGAATGTTCAGACAGGGAACAACCTGATCGAAACATTCAGAGACCTTGAGAAAGCCGGAGCCACGTCAGCGCAAATCATGAAAATTTTCGGAGAAGAGGCAGGACGGTCTCTCCTTGCACTTCAGACTGGCGGCGGGATCGCGGCTGTCGATAAACTGACAGAAAGGCTCAATGCCGCCGCAGGGACAGCGGAAAAAACGGCAAAAATGATGGGCGAAACGCTTGACGGCGCTCTGAAGAATCTTTCCAGCTCGATTGAGTCAGTGCAGCTCGACATTTTCAATCAGTCAGCAGATGAGCTTACGCAGATCGTTCAGAATCTCACAAACATGATCAGATCGAATAACGAGGGATTCGTTGCCATCGGCCAGTCTGTTGAGAATCTGATGGGTTTTTTTGTCACCCTGACATCAAATACAGATGCTCTTTCTGTTGCACTTTCCGGCGTTGAGAAATCAGTTGATGCCGCAACGATTGTCATCACCGGACTCGGAACGATTGCACAAACCGCAGCACTCAGGATGGAGTATTTGGCAGCAGGAGGTGCCGCTGCGATCCTGGCCCTTTCTGGTGATATTGATGCGCTGTCTTTTGCGCTTGACGACATGGACAGGATCAGCAAAAAATCCACGGAGAGCCTGACCGACGGCCTGAGTCACATGCTTGATGCTTTTGATGGGATCATTGGCAAAAGGCGCGAGCTTCTTTCTGTTGGTGAAGGAAGCAGAAAATCTGTCGAGAATGAGTCAAAGGCAATGAATCAGGCTGCATCTTCAGCCGATTCAGCCGCAAAAAAAATCGAGGAAGTTTCAGTTGAGCTTCAGGCCGCGCAAAATCCGATTGATGCAGCAACCCAGGCCATCGAATCAATGACGAATGCCCAGATCGAGCAAATCAACGTTTCGGGCGACACAGTTTCACAAATCCGAGCTGAATCTAATGCCCTTGACGGCCTTGCGAGTCGATATCGACTTGTGGCTGATGAGGTCGATAAGGTTTCGTCAAGATCCGAAAGGCTTCGCAATTCAGGGCTGAGTAATCCGGAAGGGCTTATTCCGGGACTGAGCGGGACAAGTTTCACTATGACAGTTCCCACCGGATCTCTGGCGGGACTTGGCCTTGGTGGATTTGGCTATCCAGGTTTTGATTTTGGGGGATCTTCCCCATCAGCTCAGCCCCAACAACAGACAGCAGTCCCGCAAAACACTGGCCTTGTGAATGCCGCAAACAGGCAGATCCAAAGCCTTTACACCGGATTTCTGACCCTTGGCGATCAGATCGAGGATTACATCATTGGCCAGAAGTCAGTGAACGAGCAGCTTGAGGCGTACCAGGATCGTTTGATTGAGAAAAACAGAGAGATTGCGAATCTTTCCGATGAAGACCTTGAGAAGCGCCTGGAGCTTTCTCAGGATGTTTTCGCGATTCAAAAACAGATCGACCGGCTCTCTGAACAGAACAAATCAAACGAGCTTCAATCAGCAAGAAGTGTTGAATCAATCCTGAGCGACACCCTGGGCTTTTACGAGGAAGTCAGGCTTGCCGATATTGGTGGCCTTCTCCCGGTGGAACGATTCGATCTGATCGAGCAGAAATTTGTCGCAGTTTCCGAGGCATTGGCCGGGATTGACTGGACTGAGATCACAGAAGCCGATCAGGCTGTCATTGCAAATTTCAGAAGCACGGCAGAGCAGTATCTGGCTGAAGCCCAGGAAGTTTACAAATCCGGCGATCCGTTCCAGGTCGTGAAAAGTACGGTGCTGGCCCAAACAGAAGACCTGGCCACAAAACTTGTGGGGAAGTTCGGGGCAATCGACACAGGGACGGTTGACACCAGTCTATCAAATTTGAGTACGAGCCTGGCCGCCCTTGATTCAAATATTGTCTCGGCGCAGGGCAATGTCGGCAGCTCCACAACAGGCTTGGCGGGAAACGTCTTGAGGCTGGGATCGTACAGCTCCACAACCGGAACCAAAATCAGCGGCCTTTCTGATGAGCTCGGAATATCTGACGACTCTGGACTCAGGGCTGCGGCTTCAACAACCACACAAAGAATGCAGGATCTTCAGGAGAACCTTTCCGGATCCGAGGGATTCGCAGAAGCTCTTAATTCTGTTGCCCAGAAGTCGGCGACTGCGGCAGTCGATGCCAACCAGTCAGCAAACCAGATCGCAAACATTGCAAATGCATCGAGCTTGGCGTCAAGCGGGTCTTCCGCGCTCAACACTCAACTGTCTGACGCCAGTGCATTCAAAGACGCTTCATCATATCTTAGCGGCCTTCAGGTTAATGTCAGGCAAACAGCAGAGTACATGGAGCGAAGGTATTCAGAAGTCCTCGACTATGTTTCAGGCAGTGCTTCAGGAGTGACGACAGCGCCAGGAACAACAACCCCAACGCCAACGGCCCCTGTTCCGCAGACAAAAACTTTCGTTGGCTTCAGCACACGAAGCAACATGTTCGGAAGCTCATACCTTGTTGCCGACTATTCTGATGGATCCTACGAGGAGATCCCATTGGGTTTTGCTACAGGCATAAGGCAGAGGCGTTACACTAGCCACACCGTTAGTGGAAACACGGCAACAGTCTATTACGGGGATTACGGCGTTGGTGGTGTTTTGGAGAACAGCGGATGGGTGACATACTCCGCTCCAAATGTTCTTTCCCTCGCCACCGGATCATGGAACATCAACAGCCCGACACAGCCAGCAACTCTTCATCAAGGGGAAATGGTCATTCGCGCGGATGATGCGCCAGCAGTTCGCTCGATGATGCGGGCTTCGGGAATGTCTGAGAGTTACGGGGTTTCTTCTTCCCCAAGGGGACAGGTGGCCTCACAATCCGGGAGACTTGAAGCAATGCTTGAAACTCTGATTGACCTGCTTCAGAATCCGGTGGCCCCGGTTGTCACGCTGAACGGTGAAAAAATGAATCGCGAGCTGGATCGCCAAAGGAGGCTTCAGGCATGATTTACGCTGAAGTTGTGCAGGTCGCGCTATCTGGCACTACGTTTTCGTTCTCTGGTACG